TCAAGAATTTTCTTCCATAAAGATCAATTCCTTTCATCATATTTTTGGGAACTTCATCTTTTGTAAGAAAGTCAATATAATCTGTAACTCCCATGCTTACACCTAGATCCAAGATATTTGGCACCCTATCAAAAAAAGTAAAATCTTCCGGCTCATAGTTATTTGACATTATAGAAGTTATTTTGTAATCTTTAAATACAAAATAAAAAAGGGGATTTTTATTTGGTTTTATTTTTTTTGAGGGAAACTTACCTTTTATTTAATTTACTTACTTAAGTAAATTCAGTTTTCTGCTTCCTCGTCGGTTTCTACTTCTTGACATGGTTGAATAATGTCTTTATTCTCATCATAAACACCGACGAGGTCCTGTGAAACTGCATCATAAATCATGTTTGTGCTTTTGTCCCTAAGGTATGTTTTTCCCTTGTGAGGAAATTTCACAACTTCCACTTCATCTTCATCTTCAGTCTCTGCATCATAATCCGAATGCGGCTCTTTGGCTTCACTCAAAAGCGCGTCATTCTCCTCCAACGGTGGAGGAGATTCCTCCTTGACAGGAGAAGCAAGCATCTTTTCCACAGATGGTTCATTCTCACTCTCAGATGTAGAGGAAACAGTTGTAGCAAGCGCCTTCTTGATGGCATCGTTGATTGCCATTTCTCCCTTAGTCATAGGCTTTTCGCTTGGAGGACGACCCTTTCGCTTTTGCGGAACTTCAAAATGACTTTCCGCAATTTCAATTCCGAACTTGGCTGCTTCTGCTACCGCATCCTCCCGCTTAATTTTCTGCTTTGCAATAAAGACACCAAAGCTCACCGCTGTTTTTCCAGTTTCTGGATTCTTGTAGTCCTTTCCTGCTGCATCTGCTGCGAGGCGATCATCGACGGTTCCGCATTTGGTCTTCCCATCTGACTTGAACTGCTTAAAGCAAGTTGCGCAAAATCCATCAGACTTTGGTGCCATGATACACTGGGAAAGCATTCCCCCGTTAGGTCGGAGTCCCTTGCACCATGTCTCGACTAGAACACCAGTCCATGGAAGAGCATGTTTCGGCTTCACATATTTTCCCGTTTTCTTCTTTGGTTTTGATTCTTCCTTTTGCACCGGTGGCGCAGGTGGTGTCGGCGTCTTGGATTTCTCGATAGTTGGTTCAGGGCTTTTCACTTCAGTTGTCGTAGTTGAAGTCTCTGATTCAGCCAGCTCAACCGGCAACGGAGCCGGTTTTTTTACTGGCGTAGCATTTTTCACAGTAAAGTCGCCATCGTCCAAGATCCGCATGGCCTCGATATAGTTGAATCCGTAGTGCTTAGCAAGACGTTGAACAACATCTGCTAGTTCGCGTTGTGCTGCATCAGTAATTGCGTTGGTGAAAGTGCGCATCATCGTGTGATTGGTGAATGAGTTCTCGTGTTTATGTGTATTCATCAAACCAACAAAAAAGCATTTCAATTTTTTGCTTTCGTCACCCATTTCTTTGTTTAGCTAACTAAACCAACCTATACACCTTATGAATAATAATTGGCTGTTTAAATTCACAATTTTTCTTTAGAATCAATTTCCCAGAGCGCAGCTTCATATACTTTGCAAAGTAACTATCATAATTATAATAAAATTGTTCAAAATTGATACAAATGTTGCATTTTTTTGTTGGGTCGTCTGTCCATCCACAAGGGCATCTAATATAATCCTTAAAACTTTTTAACTCTTCTACAACTTCTTTGGTCCATCTTTCATATTTTGAACTTTTAAATAGATTCGGCTTATGTATATCATTATAAATTGTTGTGATAGAATGATATAATCCAGTATGTAAAAACCTATGCATATATGATTTTGTTTTTGCATTTTGAACAATAATATGAATCCAATTCATCACAAAATTAATATAATGAATAACTGAATTATAAATTAATTTATCGTTATAAATAGTTCTTTTTATATTTGAATTGTTTGTTTTTTTAAACAATTTAAATAATTTATAACAGTCATTAAACCACTTTTCTGTATTCATTTCAAAACCTATGTCTGAAATATATTTTACACCAGAACGAAGTCTGTGAATTGGTTGAGAAGTATTTCTATTGATTTCAAGATTTGACTCTTCATAATTATATTTAAACTTCAAAATTATCCACCAAACCAAAGACGGGAGAGAAGTATTATTACCCAGAAAATTCGCAAGTGTTTTGGAAGGATTTAAAGGTTTGATTATGATGGTCATGCTACGCTGGTTCTAATTCAAAATTTAGATCTAGATTCTATTTTTATATTATTTTTTTTTCAATTTTTTACTATCTCTAAAATTGAAATGCTTTTTCACTCAAAAACATCGATACATTTCCAACTCTTCAGTAAAATGCAAACTCCGCAAAAATTAACTGATCAACTACTTCAATACTACATTCAACAAATCCAAGAGGGAAAAATAAGGTTTGTTGATTTAGAAAAAAAACTACCTATTAGTATAGCTAATCTTATAACATTTCTACTTCGAAGAGATGCTATAAAAAAATACAAAGAAACACAATTTGAAGAATTTAAGACCGAATTGTTAGTGTCTACCGCAGAAAAAATTGAAATTCATGAAGATATGAGATTAGTACATGATATTGATGGTGTTGATCGTGAATACGTTAGAGATATTTCCATAAAATTTAAAGATGCTAGAAAAATGTATGCAGTTGTTGAAGATCCACATCCAGACTTTCTTATGGATCAAGATAACATAATTATGATGAGTGATAGAAAAGAAGAATTAGAAAAAGCATTTAATCTAAATCATGATGACGATCTTTTCCTTGTAGAAATATTTGTAGATTATTACCATACAATTAATGAATATGAGCATCCCAGTTGGGAACGAATCTTCAAATACGTAGAAAAAAAATGTGGATTTTACAAAGATATTGAATTTGAATACGAAGAACCTTATGAAGATCGTTACAGCGATTTTTGATATAAAATAAAATTACAGTGTTTTAATATAGTATTATCTTGAAAATCAGTTATTTCTCTTCCTCTTTCTTCTTTATTTAAAAACATGTAATGATTAAAATAAATATGATTAAAATGAAGAGGCAACATAGCTTTTCCAGATGTTATCATATGAACTGAAAAAGTTTTTACATTTTTAGGTATAACAAAATTTTTTTCTCTCCCACTTAAAGTTATTTCATCACAAGAAAAAATATTTAAAAAATCATATCCTTTTGTTGATAAATTATCGGGATTAGTAAAACATTTATTCAAAAGTCTAAAACTTCCAACTTTATTTTTATCTAAATCTGAATGAGAAAGCAAATTTTCAAAAAAAATGTCTATGTTAGAATGATTTTGCATATTAATATATTCATCTACATCAAATAAACCAATTAATTTACAATTTCTAAAAGCGTAAATTGAATGGTTTTGTTGAGTAGTCTGCCCACTTATTCCAGAAATTGGTAAAATATATGGATATGGCCATTTAATTAATACTACTATTTCTTTGTCAATTAAATCCTTAAGAACTTTTTTCAAATTACTTTTTTCCGAATTGTTACTATTATCATAAATTATAAAATGTGAAATACCAATATTAATATGAAACATTATCCACTGTCTGATATAATTATCTTCATTCAATACAATCGTTGACATAATTATTTTATTTTTAAATTCGGGATACTTATTTACTTTTACATCAAATATTTCATTATTTATTAAAATTTGTATATTTTTTACATATTCCGTTTCTGTTAATAATTCATAAATATATGTATGTTTATGAGGACAAATATATAATTCAAATTTTAAACTTAAATATTCAATCTTTGGTGGATTAATTTCGGCAGGCATAATAATTATTAATTTATTATTGTCATTATGAAAAATGTCATATATATATTTTATATCAAAATTATTAGTCATTACTAATATAATGTATATATATATAATTATAATTTTTATAACTATTTACTTATTGTTAAAATTTAAAGATTAATTATATTTATTACCCAAATATGACATTTAATGTTGATGAATTAAATACAGGAGATATCTTACTTTTCCATCATACAAAAAATTGCAGTTCCTGTTATAATTCAATTTTTTCATGTGTCACAGGACTCATAGAATGTTGCACCCAAAGTGAATTTTCTCATGTGGCCATGGTTGTACGAGATCCCGAATTTACAACACCACCTCTCAAAGGTTTATATGTATTAGAATCAAGTTTTGAATTATTTCCTGATGCTGAAGATGATAAATACAAGTTTGGAGTTGAGTTAGAAGATTTCGATAAAGTAATGGCATCAGCAAAAGAACATGGTAAAGTCATGGTGAGAAAACTAAAATGTAATCGTGACAAAAATTTTTATCAATTACTTAAAGAAGCTCACAAAGAAGTTCATGACAAACCATATGACTTCTATCCAACCGATTTTTTTAATGCCCTTATCCATAAGCAGGGTGGAGATTCAGGACAAATAACATCAAGATTTTTCTGTTCAGCATTAATTGCGTTTATTTATGTTAAGTGGGGTTTTCTTCCCTACAGAACAGAATGGACTCGAGTAACACCAAAAATGTTTTCGTCAAATAAATCCAACTCAAATCCCTATAATTTAGTTTTTAAAAATTGCAAAGTAAATCCTGAAATTGAAATTTAATTTTTCATTTTTCATTTTTAATTTTCAAATTTTTTTTTATTTTCCTCTCTCTCTCTCCCGCACCTGATACTTTTTTGTAGGAATAATACTTTGTATCGGAAGTCTTAAACCGATACATATTTTAGTATGTTTATTACCATATTTAGGTAATAAATATATTATTAATTTCTTTGATACTTTTCCGATACTTTTTCTTGACACTTATAATTAATTTTGTCATTTTAGTTTGTTTGTTTATATAGTGTAAATCATGGGTTTTGACCACTCAAAAAATACTCAAGAAAAACTCATGAATTTCTCAAGAAAAAAATACTTTTACTCATGAAAAATTCAAGGATTTTTAGTAGGTTGGAGGAGGGGGAGCAGGAATTCCATTATTTTCCATTCTCTCTGAAAAAAGTTCCAAAATATTTTTATTCACTTTTGGAATACGCCATCCTTTATAAAAGTTGCCGGGGCGTAATGTAAATTCCCCAAATAAAACCCCTTCGGTCGTAATATAAAAATCAATTCGCACAAAAAAAGATTTGGAGAAATTTAACATTTTACAATAATGTTTCATCATTTCTAAATCTCTCTTAAGTGGAAAAATATCATAATTAAAATTGTCTGTTAATGCGATATCATTTCTTAAATCATACCAAAAACTTTTTATAATTTCTCGTTCATCATCTCTTAGAATTATACTAATAAATTCTGCTACTCCGTTAAAAACAAACATTTTATAATCGATTAATCCATGAGCTGTTTTCCGATCTGGTCCATAATATTCATTTGTAAAATACTTATTCTCTAATAATTCTTCAATCATAACTGGAACATCACTTCCTACATCCTCTTTTGATTTCCATGCCATTTCTCGCTCTTCATTATATAAATTTTCTCCATTTCTTAAACAAAGGACATGTATACCATCTTGGCCTTTGTCATATTTCACAACACAATTTTTGGGCATATTTTCACATTTTCCAAATTCACCATAATGATACACTTTAGCTGTTGGAACATTACAAGATAAAGCATAAACGTAAGATAAAAATTTATTAGAACATATATCACGAATCGAAATATGAGTTGCTTCATCTTGAGGAATACCAGTTAGTTTCACCAGTAATTTTGAAAAACTTTTATTACCATGAAGTGTATCTCTTTGCCTTTTAACATTAAAAATATGTCTTATAAAACTATTTTTCATATTTGGAATTTTTTCGACTGGTCCGACATATTTTCCATCTTTTGCCTTTTCTGATTTATGAGCAGGTGTTTTCGAAACTTCAAAAATACTAGTCATTATGTAGAATAAAATGAGAATTAAAATTCTATTTTTTTACTAATGTATTATAAATATCTAAAGTTCTAGCACTACTATCAGAAGCTTGTGTAAATCTGGGCATCCAAAAGTATGGAATAACATTTCCACGATGTGCAAAGTGTTTCTCAAATATAGAACGATAATATTTTTGCTCAGGCGTTTGAGGAGGATTTACAAGACTATCCCAGTCAATTCCTGATTGTTCAAGATCAGGTAAATTATCTTGTATAGTTTGAAACCATGATTTTTTATTAGAACTTACTCCGTCACTAAAAGCTTCTTTGGTTCTCCACATCACTTCTTGGGGTAATAATTCTTGGGAGTTAAAACACTGGCGTAATATATACTTTTCACATGATTGGCAATTTTTATGATCTCTTAACTCTTTTGGAAGGGTAAGGTAATGTTCAACAAGGGATCTATCTAAAAAGGGCGTTCTAGCTTCTAAACCATGATAAGAAATACAACGGTCTGATCTTAATCCATCGAAAAAATGAATATTAGATAACAAACGTTTACATTCTATATCAAAATCATGAGATGTAGGCGATTTATGAAAATATAGATAACCTCCACTCATTTCATCACTACCATCTCCATTAAATATAACCTTTGCTTCACTATGTTCACTTATGTATTTAGCAATTAAAAAATTACCAACACTTGCTCTTACTGTAGTAGTATCATAACTTTCAATTGCATAAATTACCTCCGGAATAGCGGCTAAGAAGTCTTCTTCTGAAACAACTACAGATGTATGTTTAGTTCCTAAATATTGAGCGACCTTTTCAGCGAATTTAAGATCCTCCGATCCTTCTAAACCAATACTATAAGTTTCTAATTTGGATCGATCTGTAAAATGCTTAGCAACAAGTGCAGTAATTAAACTACTATCTAATCCTCCTGATAATAAACAAGCAATTGGACGATCTGTCGTAGTTACTCTTTTTCTAACTGCTTCTTCTAATCTTACGCTAATTTGACCTATATATTTATAAATAATATATTCAGATGGATAAGGAATTTCCATACGCTCCATAAAAGGGAAGGATGCAAAACGTTTATTGTATATAACTCTTCCTGTTAATAAATCAATTTTGGAGTAGGTGCCAGGAGTAAATTGTCTTATTTCGCCTTCTCCAAAATCTGTTAATTGTTTCATTTCTGAGGCACTTGCTATAAAATCATTCCCTGAAAATGTAAACATAGGTCTAACTCCATATGTATCTCTTGCAAGGAAAGCTAGGTTTTGTTCCAAATCTATTAAAACAAATGCGAAAACACCATCCAAAATTTCCAACATTCCATCCATTCCGTATTTTTCATAAAGATGAAGGATTATTTCGCAATCAGAATTAGTTTTCGGGGTGATATTTAATTCGTCATAAATTTTCTTATAATTATAAATTTCTCCATTACAAATTAAATACAAATTATTTTTTATTAAAGGTTGGTTACTTTCAGGATCAAGTCCATTAATAGCTAAACGATGAAAACCTAATGTTACAAAATCATTTATTTTTGAAAGTTTAGAGAATTCAGGTCCTCTTCGGTTGGCACGGTTAGACATTCTTTCTAATACATCGTTATCAATACCTGAGTTGCCTAAAACTGAAAAAATACCACACATTATTATTAAATATAAAAGGAAAATTTTAATATCTATTTACAATATATACTTAATATGTACGGTGTAGTAGATGGAGTTTATTATTGTAATATGGATCGTGTCCAACAATTAAGCAATAGAATTTATGAACGAAATATTCCTTCTGAACCCTTAAAACCAGATATTTCTCCAAGACCTGAACAAACTAAATTTACAATTTTGGGAAAGACTCCTCCTCCACTTCCCGAATCTCTTAAACCATGTTCGGCAGAACGTTCTTATCCTAATTACGAACCAAGTAAAATTTTTTATCCGGGTGATGCCCAAGCACCATGGTATGGTTTTGCGTCAAATATTAATACTGAATCCTCTTTAAGAAACCAATTTTTTGCGCTGCAAAAATGTGATCAATCAAACTATGTTCCTTCCAGTCAAAGTGATTTATATAAAGTAAAAGTCACTTCTCAACCTATGCCACAACCTTTTCCTGATCTTTTTAGAAAACCAGAATTTTCACCTCATCAACCCAATACATGTAATATTGCAGGTGATCTTTTTCATAACCATACCCATCAACAACTTAAGGATATGTAAGATATACTAAATATATAATAAATGAATAATAGTGACGATCTCGCATATTTAATGAATCCAGCATTATATGATAAATATAAACAATTATCATCTAATGAAGAAGAAATTCAGTTTATAGAAGAAAAAAAATTTTATAGAAAGCGTATTCTTCAGATGGCAAAAGATTGCACACGATATAAAATATTTAAAGATGCTGAAATACCACCTAAATCAATTTTAAAAACCTATAACGAATTTATCCGCGTTTGTATTTCTCATTTTAAGATCGAGGATGAAAATGAATATTACCAAACTGAATACAACGACGTAGAGTTCAAAACTGAAAAGGATAAAAGTGTAGATCCAATTAATATACAAAATTTAGATACAGAGCTTTTAGCAAATGTTCCACAAAATAAAGTTGTTACGATGGAAGATTTTGTAACAAAAAAAAGTAATAAAATAAACAGTAAGATTAAACCACCAAAGGAAAAAAGAGTAAATGTAAAAGATGAAAAATATAGAACAAAAGGTGTAAAAAAAAATAAATCTAAAGATTTATTAGATAAATAACTATGAAATTAGAAAGTTGTGGCCCATCAAAAGAATTAAATTACACGTGTTACAGCAGGGAATCATTACTAAAATTACGTGATCTATGGAATGCAAGGCACCCTGATTCTAAAATTAAAAGCAAAGATAGTAAAGAAATATGGAAAGCTCTCCGAAAAAATTTAGAAAATGTATGCGATAAAGAATCATGTTGGTTACGTCAGAATTTTGTAAAACATGATCTCTCCAACGAATTAAGATTATATACATTTGCACCTAAAGCACCGGTTGAATGGAAAAAGAATAAGAATGAATGGTTAAGTAGTATTGATATTGAAAAGGTAATGAAACAATATGAACATTTAAATAAATCATTTGTTTTTCTTGGACCATCACCAATCGATTTTGATTCAAAAATGCTATATGGCGAGTGTGTTTGGGAAGAACTTTGTCATTTTAATTTGGAAGACCTGTTAAAAAAAAATAAATGTAAAATAGGAATTGTGTTTAATTTAGATGAACATTGGAAAGATGGCTCACACTGGACATCTATGTTTATAGATATTCCTACAAAACAAATCTGTTATTTTGATAGCGGAGGAGATGATGTTCCTATAGAAGTATGTAAATTCAAAGATCGAGTTTTACAACAAGGAAAACAAGTAGGAATTGATTTTAAATTCCACAAAAATTTCCCATTTGAACATCAGATGAAAGATAGTGAATGTGGCATATATTGTTTATATTTCATTATTAGTATGATTTCAAAACCTAGTTTTTCTAGATTTAAAAATAAGAGAATAACTGACAAAGAAATGGAAAAATATAGGAATATCTATTTCAGATTATAATTTTTTAAAGTGAACTGTCTCGATTTGGTGGAGGATATGGAATATTAAAATAAGTTGCAGTATAACCATTATTCCCTAAACTTGTTTGGTCTGTTGAAGTATTATTTAATGCTGGGGAATTCATCGAAATATCAAATTGATAGGTTAGTGGTTGAGTATTATTTAATGAAACTGAGTTTCTGGAATTACTATTATTTTCGGTGTTATCGTTTTCACTATTTATACCATTTATTTGTCTAATATCATGTCTACATACCGGACATGTAACATGATTTTGAAACCATCGGCGTAAATGTCGTGTTGAAAAGCAGTGGCCACATCTGGTAATTTGGGTTATTTCACTTTCTTCAGTAAATGGTTCCATCGTAATTGGACAAGTGGTCGATGTTTCTGGTAGATCAGCAAAAGAAACAGAATTCGTTGCTGCTTCAATTTCTTCTTCAGTTGCTCTAATATGAACAGGATCCCAAAATAATGAATTTATCATATTATTAATTAATGGAGTTAAATTAGAATTATTAGCTGTTGTAGTTGTATTTGTATTTCTTAAAGGTGAGGCTTCATTTGATGAAAACATACTTCTAGTAGGTGTAATATTACGGTCTCTACTGTGGAGAGAAGAATATGGTCTGTTTGGTGTTCTTCTTGTTGTTGTGTTAGGTTGAGAGCCAGATTGACTTTGCCGACGACCGTATGTATTATACATATTTTGATTTAAAACTTCCATTTGCCCCATAATTTGATTTAACATTTCTATATGCCTTGTGACATAATTTAAATAATCGCGGTTTGTATTCATATAATTAATAATATATATAAAGATTTTTAAATATATTTTTTCAATAGGATGGATAATGGACTAACTGGCCTAGCTAATTTAGGAAATACTTGTTTTATGAATACTTGTATTCAACTATTATCACATACGAATGAAATATATGATACCTTAAAAGATAAAAAGATTGATGAAAATTCTTTACTTCATGAATTTATTCAACTTCGTGAAATGATGTGGAGTGAAAATTGCACAATTAATCCGGGAAGATGGGTTCACTGTGTCCAAAAAACAGCCGCTAAAAACGATTTGGTCCTATTTACTGGATTTGCTCAAAATGATTTGCCTGAGTTTCTCATATTTATTATTAATAATTTTCATGATACAATTTCTAGAAAAGTAACTATGAATATTAATGGAACTCCTAAAGATGAAACGGATGATATGGCTATAAGGTGTTATTCTATGATGAAAAATATGTATCAAAAGGAATATTCTGATATTCTTAAACTATTTTTTGGAATTCACGTTTCTCAAATTGTTAATCCTTCAACAAAAAAAATTTTAAGTAACTCACCCGAGCCATTTTTTGTAGTCGAGTTGCCTATTCCCTCTAATCATAAAAACCCATCTTTGTATGATTGTTTTAAATATTTTTCAGAACCTGAAAGACTTGAGGGAGAAAATGCATGGCTAAATGAAAAGACTAATAAAAAAGAAGATGTAGATAAACAAATGGTATTTTGGAGTCTTCCTGAAATATTGGTAATATCTTTAAAAAGATTTACTAATTTCAACAGAAAAATTAACGTTTTAGTAGATGCTCCTCATGAAAACTTAGATTTATCCAAGTATGTCAAAGGCTATAATAAAGAAACTTATAAATATCAACTGTTTGGAGTTGCAAATCATATTGGAAATGCTATGGGAGGACATTATTTTGCTCATATCAAAGGAAAATCTGGAAAGTGGTATGAATTTAATGACACAGTTGTAAAACAAATTAAGGAAAATAATGTTATTTCTCAAAAAGCTTATGTTTTTTTCTATAGAAAATATAATACAGATAGATGAATGTTAATTTTGATGATGAAAAAGCTATGAAAACTTTACATGGATTACAACCTAATTATCAATTTATTAATAAATTTGGCACTAATCCAGTCATGATAGGAATACTACTTTTTATTATTCTTATTTATTATTTTGTAATTAAAAGTTCGATAAGTGCTGAATCTGCCTCAGCCTCTTTACCGCAAACTGGAAGTTCTATGAATTTAATGGAAGTATTTTTATGGTGTTTGTTTATAGGTTTATTATTATTAAATGGAGTTCGATATTTTTTTGATTTAGACATTACAACGAGTATTCAAAATATTTTCTCTAAAGAACCTGAAGTAGATATTAATATTACAAAACTTTCAGGAAAGCCAATTGATCCTGAACCAGCACCTGTTCCTGAGATAAAATATGAAAATCAAGTGTTCCATATACCCGGTAATAAATATACATTTCAAGATGCTCGGGCAATTTGTGCTGCTTATGGAAGTAAATTAGCCAGTTATGATCAAATTGAAAATGCATACAATAAAGGAGGAGAGTGGTGTGGTTATGGCTGGTCACAAAATCAAATGGCATTATATCCAACTCAAAAAAAAACATACGATA